CCATCGTTTGGTAAATACCAGGTAGCTACTTTATCTGTAGAAACAGTGCATACAAAAGCAGTAAAAGCACTTAAATCAATATCAGTGGCCCATTGTGCATATCCTTCACCCCTCCAATTACCCCAATTCACTGCGATACCTGAAGTAGGCCCAGTAGTTAAGTCTGCAGAAGAAATACTTTTAATGTTAGCAATATATGTTGTAGGTTTTTCTAACTCTGCTGAAAACAAAGCTAAAGTATTACTAGTTATATCAGTTGTTGTAACAATAACTGCTTTGTCTGCAGCAAAACTAGAAGCATTAGACCAGTTAGTAGCTCCTTCTAAAACTGTTGCAGTATAATTACTGTAAGTATTATGTAAATCGTGAGTATCATTTGATGTCGCACCATAAGGTTCTAAACAAGGAATCCAATTACCATTGTTTGATGTAGCTGTAATACTGCCACGAATAATTGACTCTGTTGATGAATCTTTAGCTCTTGGGTCATCTGAAAAACCATCTTGAACATCATAAGTAGTTACTAAATACCAATCAACATCATCTTCGGGTTGCCAATATAAATTAATACCAGTGATTCTTTTATTCCAACGAGCAAGGTCTGTACCCGTATCAACAACTAATTGAATACCAGGACAACGATTAGTTTCGACAGCATTTTGTGAGAAAACACCTATATCACCATGAGTATCTCTACCTAATTCACTTTCCTGTACATAATCATAAATAAATGTAACTGTGTATTTATCTTTACTACTAAATGTATTTGCAGCAGCATCATCAATTAATTTTAAAGCATCAGTGGTTGGAAAATAAACAAAGATACCTACTTCATTCGCTGCATCGATTACATTTTCTTGATCAAAAGCGTGCTGTAATGGAACTACAGTTGGAGGTGTTAATTCTGTATCTTCTAATGTCCAAGCATTGACTGCTGCGGCCATCGGTGGTGTTCTAAATCTATAATGTGTTAAAGGAGTAATATCTTGTCCAAAAACACTTCTTTTAATATGTCCATACCATTTAGGATCATTGGAAAAAGAACCGTCACTAATTCTTAATATTTGATTATGTACTAAAAAGTCGTGACTAGGAAATTCTTTTATAGATATATTATCAATTCTGTAACTTGAATATGTCGCTGAAGTAACTGAATAAAATGCAATCCCACCATTACTTCCTTTTGGTGAAAAATATAAATTATGTGTAGTTGCTGTAAGTCTAGTTGTATCAATATATGTTTCACTTAAATCTGCGCTCTGTATCTTTATATCTGCTTTTCCTCCACCTTCGATATTAGATAATGTAAATTGTAATCGATAAATTTTATTCTTCTCTAGTTTACCTGCCATACTAGCATTAGTTTGAGATAATGCACCTTCACCAGAGCTTAATGTATAAGAAACATGAGCAGGAACTGATGGAGGCTCACCTGCATTAAAAACCCAACCTGTTCCAAATGTCCAAGAGCTACTAGAAGATAATGCACCATTTGTTATCATCTCACTACCATAAGTAGAATAAGTATTTACTGTGGCCCAAGAACCTGAAGTACCATCAGCAACATCAACTCTATATACCTTATCTGCATTAGCAATTACCCACCACTCAGTACTTCTATTGTTACTGCTTCCATCTTTTTCAGTACGATAGCGTATAAACTCAGAATTAATTTGCTCAGTACCTGACAAGGCACTGGATTGAGCAGTATTTGAACCTTTCTTTGTAATGCTACCTCTTTTGGTATTAATAGCATTATCAAACTCTTGAAACTGATTATCTGATATATCTAATTCAGATTGATATGTAACTAATCCACCTGAAAAATCTCTTATACTTTTTCTAGCCATTAAAAGTCATTATAAGGAACAGTTAGGATTGTACTACCATCTCTTGATTGTCTTTCAAGAATAACTCGTTGCTTTTGTTCTAACCATTCGTTTTTAAAATATGAAATTAAATTTAGGTCTCTAAGCCTCTCTGATACTCTCCAACATGGATAGTATATTAACATTCTCTGGTAACGCTCATCTATCTCTGGTTTACCAAATGTAACCGACTGATTAGATGCTGTGCCTGTAGCATTTGCTGTAATCACAATAGTAGTAGTATTAGTAATACTTCTAACAATAGTATTATCTGGAATATTCGCACCGACTATAGACATACCTGGTCTCACATCAGTTGTTGAATCCATTGTAACATTTGCAGAGCTACTTGATACATCAACAGTAGCATCAACAAACATTTTATGTGGCACATAATAATAATATACTTTGATTTCTTTTACTTCAGTAGGAGTAGGAAAGATTCCTAGTTTATCTTCATGTATGTAAAAAGCCTTGTCTGTAGTAATATTACTCATAGAAGAGTCATCAGGTATATCACTTATCTCATTGATACCAATTCTTTGACAAATACTACCATCGTATTCTACTCTATAGATACGAGTCATTGACTCTAGTGATAAACTTGTATTAGATGCCCCATCTAAGTTATTTTGACTTACTGTCCAATCTGTAACAAGAATATTTGTATCTTTCATTTGATACTCACTTGTATCGGCTACTGAATTACGAGTTGCATATCCTTGCAATAGATTCGCTTCATCACAAAGTTGAAAATGACCTTCATTAATAAGGTCGTGTATAATCGAATCAGCTAAGACAGATGTAGAGTCTACACCTGTAATATTTCTGACTTCTGTTGTTATTTCTGATAAGGTCATAATATTTCCAATAAAGAGGGGGAGGTTAGTCCCCCTCTAGGTTATTGATTAGCTTAGATCAGTTCTGTCTGTTACATACTGAATGACACCGTAGTCTTTGCTGTTGTAGTCACTAATGTCTACACCATAGATCTTTGCTGCTGAAATACCGAGTTGGTTTCCATAGTCAAAGGTCTTTTCTACCCACATCATATCAGATGATTCTGCAAAACAAGCTGCTTGTGCGCCCATGAAAAGGTTTCTAGCACCTTTTACAGCCGCTCCACCACCGTTATCGAAAGTGTTTACACCTTCGTGAGCGTGGATCACAACCCCATTGTAGATACCTAAAGCACCTTTAAACAATGGATTACTATCACCTCTCTGTTGAGCTTCTCTTTGAATCTTCTGAAATGCTTCTAATTCAAACAGATCGTAAGCAACTTCAGGATGCAATACCAATACATAGTAGTCGTTACCGTCTACACGGATTGGTCTCATTCTGTAGTTAGCAGATCCACCTATCTGAGCTAGTGTTTTCATTGCACTAATATCAGCTAAGGTTATTGAATCGTTAGTAGCTAATGCTGCTTTCGGATCAGAAGTAGCATACACAGAAGTAGTAGCATCTGCTCTATAATAAGCATGAGTACCACTTGTTGTTGATAAAGCAGAGAAAATATCTGCATCAATCAACTCTGAGTATTGCGTTTTGAGAAGATCTAGGGAAGTGCTTCTGAAATCATAAAGCACTTTAGAGTTTGCGAATTTACCTGTATCTCTTACAGCTAACCTTTTTTGATTAGTGCTAACTGTGTTTGAAAAGGTAGATAGCGATTGCTCGTTACCCTCTAATGATGAATCACCAGTAATTGCACTTCCTGAAAGCTGAGAAACAAGACCAAAAGTAACATCTTTACCTTTGCCTTCTTCCATTTGCTTTACATGAATTGCATTTCCTGGACCTTCACCCATGAATTTACTAAAGTAAACTCCTTTGCTAACTTCACTTTGGAGTTCTTTTGCCCATCGTGAAACTTGTAGGCCTGATGCCCAATTTGCTGCCATTATTGACTCCTATTAGTTAAGATTAGTTTTAAAGAATTTACACCAGACAACAATCTTTGCTGCATCAGCTGCGTTGATTGCTTTTACATCAATGGTATCTTCTGCTGAGTAATATCTTCCACCACTGTAAGCAGTAGTTCCGTTGATACTACTATAAGATGCTCCTGCACTATTACCGTTAGAACCATCTAAGTATCCATCAACATCGTCACCGTCACCAACATCAATAGTTAGTGTACCACCTTCTGCTGTAAGAATTACTGCTCCAACTGCGACAACAATAGAACCTGCAGGTACTGTGATAGCTTGCCAAATATCGTCTGCTGCTAAATTTTGTACAGCAGTGTCGATCATTGCAGCCATCATACCACCAGGCATTGCATCAGTATGTGGAGATGTATTCCCGTAACCAGAAGATGAATCAAAAGGGCCTTCTTTATGTGAAACTGTAGCCATTTTTTTCTCCTAATTAAAATCCAGAAGTAACCTCCATTAAGGCTTTCTTACGAACTTCAGGCGATAAATTGCTCCACTGCTCAGGACTTAGATTATCATAATCTGTGTCCGACT